AGATCACCTTTTCAACGCTTACTTCAACAAATGGAAAGACCATCAAAGCAAGCGTAATGCTAGCTGTTAGCAAGCTTTTAGGGATATCAAAACTAACGATAAAAAGCCCATAAACAAACATCCCAAGCAAGATGGAAGGTATCGAGGCCATCGTTTGGATGATAAATTTAAGCCCAAGCTTTATCGTGCTAGAGGTGCAGTAAATTTGCCTATAAATGGCGCAGCTAACGCCAAGAAGCGCTGAAAATATCATAGATAGTATCATCAGCAAAAATGAGCCTATGATGGCGTCTTTTATGCCGCCGCTCTCACCTAAATTTAAACCTTGCGGATTTTTAGTTAGAAAGTCTAAATTTATCTGAGAGATGCCATTTGCAAAGATGAAATAAAATATCCAAAATATCACCGCAACTACTATAAATACGCAAAGATAGGCGTAAAATTTGACTAAAAAATCCTTAAAAGCGTTCATTGTTTTTCTCAAATTTAAAGATAAAAATATTTAGCAAAAATATAAAAACAAGCAGGATAAATCTGTGAGGGGGTATAGAAAATGAGAGTGAGAAATTTTAGCGCGAGATTTTTGAAAGCGCGTAAAATAGGCACTTTAAAAAGCTTCACTCTCAGTTGTAACGCAAGAATTCAGCTAAAAGAAAAATCCCTATAATCCCAAATCGTCCGTTTTATCCCAAAAAAGTGGAAAAATTTAACATCGCAAAAAGACTTTAAATACCAAATAATCGACTTTTAAACACCTTTTAAAGCGTCCCAAAAATCGTCCCAAGATTTTACGCATCAAGGACATATACCGCTTAAGGTTTGCCGTCAAGAACATAGATAAAATTTAAAAAAATGGGTATTAAGACACAAAAAAATGCAAAAAATGTGTCTTAATCAAACTTAATGTGTCTTAAATGTATCAAGAGACGATATATTCAAAAGCTTATTAAGACACATTGCAAAAATATCACAATTCAAAGGCTTTATTCTTAAAAATTTGGCATTCTTGATTAAGACACATTTTAAGTCTATTTTAAATAATACATTTAATCACTTTGCCGATAATCTGGCAAGATCCACAAGTATTTTCATCTAACTCAAAACTTTCATAATCTTTGTTTGTACTTTTGATATATAAATTCCCGCGCGGCGTTTTTTGAAGGATTTTTACCATAAGATTGTCGTTATACATGACTACATACAATCCGTCACCTTTAAATTCTTTTGTTTTTTCAAAGATAACCCAGTTGTCAGGATGAAGCATCGGCACCATAGAATAGCCGTCCACTTGAGCCATACGTAGTTTTTCGTTTTTCATTATAGTTTTAAAAAAAGTCGCTGGAACAAAAAACTTATCATCCTCGTCTATAACATCGACTTCTGTTATGTCTACACTAGTGCCTGCACCTACTTTTTGATTTAGTTTTTTTATCCAGTAGCCGTCTTTAACAACACTATTATCTGTTTCTTTATCTCCACTTATAATTAATAAGTATTTATCTGGTATTTTATCGTTTTTTCGCCATTGCGCTATTGCTGAATTACTCGAATATCCAAGCTTTTGCGCTAGCTGATTATCATTAGAGACACCGTAATACTGGTACATCTTAGCTATTTGTGCATTAAAATCCATACTTGCCCCGCTATACTGATATTTTATTTGTAAATATTTATAAAAACTATTGACATACTTATAAAAAATAAGTATAATTCTTTCAAATCTACGAAAAATTATATCTTATTTGAGATTAAATCTTTCAAAGGTTCGAAATAGTTCTTTAAATTTTCATTGTTAATAAGACTTATCTAAAAGGAGACGCTATGAAAATGCGAAACATACAAGGAGCTTCTAGTGAGCTTACGGAAGGGCAACTTAAGGTAGCTCGCAAAGGTTTTAAAAAAGAGTTGGCTCGTATGAGAGCTCAGATAAAGTCTATGAGCCTTAGTGGAGAAGTTATCGATGCCGCTAAAGAGTGTTGCTTTTTGGGGTGCAATTACTTCAAATTTGACGGAAGCGATCACGCCCGTATAGAAAAAGCCGTCAAAAACGAACTCTCAAATATAAAGCATGAGCTAAAAGATATGAAAATTCCAAAAAAGTTTATTGACGGCATTCTCGAATATAAAGCAAAAAAGCTTAAAAAGCGAGAAATCGAAAGGCGAGCCTTTTATCAGGAAGCTATAACTCTATCAAAAAGATAGTCTACGGCGCTCATCGTAAAGCATGGGCGCTTTTCCTGATTTCTCCAGTTCGTCCAGTTTTGAATTAAGGCTATCTATCTCTTTAAATAAAGGGAAAAACAGCTTGTTTTGAACGCTCTTTTTTAGAAACGGCGAGCTATCTGGGCTAGATAGAAAGCTATTTTTGTTTTCTATCTTTATCTTTTTATTTTTGAGAATTTTAGGAATAAAGAAAAAATCCTCATTTAAAAAAGGTATTAGTAGCGCTTTGGTTTTTATCTCTATGGATAAAGATAATTGCGATGCAATGTCGCCCTCTTTACTGTGAGCTAATATACCGACGTAATCGGTGGAGCCCGATACTAGCTGATATTTGGGATGATAGTTGAGAGCCACTTTGTGCATTTTTTGAAAACAAGAAGCGTAAGCGTTTAGATTAACGATGCCCTCATGTATATACTCGTAAGCATCTACCAGATCAGGTCTAAAATGTTTCATCGTTTTAAGATCGTCTTTTAAATCTATCGCTCGATGTTCGTTAAATCTAAGCCCACGCGTTTTGTAGCAAAAATATAGCATTTTTAAGTCCTCGTATAAAAATAGCAGCAAGTAAATTTTACTTACGAGGGCTTAAAAATTCTATAAAAGTCTTATTAACTATGAAAATTAGAAGAAAGGAGTGCAAGATGATAAAAAAATACTTTACCGACAACTGCATAAGCATAAGACAGTGGGCTAAAAAGCACAATCTTAGTGAGAGAACCACATATATGGTGATAAGTGGTCAAGTGGCAGGTAGTAAAAATTTCGCTACTTCAAGAAAGGTGTTTGAAGTGCTTTTAAGTGAGGGAATAATCAAAGAGCTTCCAAGTGGTCTTAAAAAAGAACAAGAAGAGAGCAAGGCTAGCTAAATGATCTATGTCGAAACTGCTGTGGCTGCTGAAATTTTCGGCGTTTCTTTGAGTGCTCTCAAAGAAGCTGCTAAGCGCAACTCCCAAAAATACCCGTTTGTCCGCATAAAAGATGCTGGCACTAGAAGCCGTGGTGGAATAAAGCTGCTATTTGCAGTAGAGATTGCGGATATGGACACAGCGATAAAAGGTGGCAAGGCAGATAAAGACGTAAGTGTATACGTAGAGGACGGCTCTGAGCAAAGCGGATTTAGACAGATGAAATTTAGCGAAATAAAGGGTGGCAGCAAGAACAAAGAGAGTGCGAGCGACGGTAAAAAAGAGAATTTAAGTATGGAATATGCAGTGCTGGATGATGGCGAAAAAGAGGAGATAAATGAAAAAATCAGAGTGCTAAAAGAGTATGAAGAGGCTAAAAAACATGGCGTGTCATGTAAAAAGTTTTGCGAGGACAGCGGCGAAAGCCAGGCAAACCTTTTTAGATGGCAAAAGGCCTATAAAGAAAAAGGCGCCGCGGCACTGATAGACAAGCGCGGCAAACATAGAAAAAATGCCAGCGTGCTCGAAGAGTGGATGAAAGAGTTTATCCTCACTAAATTTAGAGCTTACGGAGCTGGAGGTTTAAATATCTCTCAAGTCTGGCGTGATTTACATAAGGAGCATTTTTACCGAAGCGGCGAGGCTAAAAAATTTCCTAAATTTATAAGCGGAGATATAAAGCCGCTCTTTGATGCTGGGGTGATAAAAAGGTATTTAGACGGCTATTATGACGACTCTAGCAAACGATTAGAATACGTAATGATCACAAAAGGCGAAGATAAAGCAAAAAGCTATCAGCAACCTGCCATGGGAGATCAAGGCGAGATGATAACCAGACGCAACCAATGCTGGCAGATAGATAGCTCGCCGCTTGACGTGATGGTAAGAGACGGAGAAAAAGGCGAGGCTATACGAGCTAATATCTTAAGTTTTGTAGACGTTTATAGCGGCAGATGCGTAGCTAGCATAGAAAGGGAGTCTAATGCGCTAGGACTTATAAGGCTGATGTGGAAAGCCTTAAATACACTAGGCAAACCAGACTATATCAAAGGTGATAACGGAAAGGACTATCTAAGCAAGCAGTTTCAGTATCTACTAAACGGTCTAAATATCGACTACGATAGAGCAATCGCATATAGCGGTGATGAAAAGGGCTTTGTGGAGAGACACTTTGGCACACTTCAACATGCGGGCATCTCTCAAACGCCTGGATATCTAGGCTTTAATCTAGCTATGCGTGAAGCCATCGAGCAAAGAACACCCAAAAAAGATAGGCATGCCAAGGATGAAAATGGACTACCTAAAAAGACAAACCTAAAATATCTTCTCACGCTCGATCAAGCAAGAGCTAGATTCGAGACCGAGGTGCTAACCTGGGATCTGATGGGCATAAAAAGGAACAGCCCAATAAAAAGATGGAACGCCGATACTACACCGCTAAAAGGCGTAAGAAAAGAGGAATTTATGCTACATGCTGGAGGGTTGGAGTCTAGGGTGGTCGGCAAGAAGGGTATTAGCTACGAGGCACTTATTTTCGTTAGTGCGTTTTTACCACCAGTTGGAACGCAGGTGCTAGTTAGTGAAAACATAGACGACGTAAGCTCGATATTCGTATTTGATTTGGAAGGAAATTTTATCTGCGAAGCAAAAGATAAAAATATATGTCCGATGAGTGCCGAGACCTATAAGATGGTCAAAAAGGTATTCAAAGAGAATATGAAAACCATAAGAGCCGTCATCAAACGCGCTGAATTTAGTGAATTTACCAGAATGAATGTGAATTATGATCTTGAAGTAATGCTTGAAGCCCACAAAGAGGCATTAAAACCTGAAAACTTCAAATACGAGGACGAGGACAAGATAGAGACACTAAAAGAGACCATAAAAAGGCAAAAAGAGGTAAACAACATAATAAGTACTGCGTTTAACTATGAAGATTTAGTAGTTGAGCCTAAAGAAAAACTGGTTAAAAAAAGTATGGTGGAAATAGCAATAGAAAAAGAAAATATCGCTTAGTGGCTTTATATGTGGCTACTTGGTAGCTATATATAAAATCACCATAAAGGAGAAAGAGTGAAACTAGCAAATGAAATACTTAAGTTTTTAAACAAAACTGGTATGAGTCAGAATAAATTTGCAGGGGTGCTTGGCTTAAACGTAGCCTACATAAGTAGCTATCTGAAAGAAGGCTCAAGCTACAAGTACGCGAATAAAGTAGAGAGCCTTGCAAAAAATTACATCGAGAATTATATCACAAAAAAAGATGTAATCAATGAGCAATGCCCATTTATAGCCACAAAAGATGCCAAGAGCATAAATGCAGTTATCAACTGGGCGGTAAGAGATAGAGATATGGCGGTTATAAGCGGTGTAGCTGGAAGTGGCAAAAGTAGAGCTGTAAGCGAATTTTGTAAAAAGCATCCAGAAGCGATACTTGTGGAAGCTACTATAAACACAAGTGCAAAAATCCTTTTTAAGATAATAGCTAGCGAGTTAGGAATTAATACAAAAGGAAATATCGATGAGATGATAAGAAGTTGTGCTGTCAGCCTTGCCAAATTTAACAAGATAATCATCATAGACGAGGCTGAACACCTGCCTTTTAGAGCACTTGAAAGTCTAAGAAGACTATATGACTTTAGCGGAACTACCTTGGTACTAGTTGGGACAAATAAACTGCTTTTAAATTTAACCAGCTCAAAAAGTGGAAATGAACTAGAGCAACTAAGCTCACGAGTTGGCTCAAAATGGATACTAAGAGGACTAAGCTATTTTGATGAAGAAAATAAAAGCCTTGTAAATGATGATCTAAAAGCAGTTTGTGAGAACTATGGCGTAAGCGATAGAAACTGCGTAGAGCTAGTTGGAAATTTGGCAAGAGGGAATTTTAGAAAAAGCATCAAGCTCTTAAATAGAGCAAAGATGCTAAGTGAGGCTACTGGATGCAAGCTAGATGAGCAAGCCATAAAAGAAGCCACAAAGATGTTGCTTTTATAGTTGTAATAGTTGTAACGGTTGTAAGGAGTAAAAAATGACACAGGCAAGAAAACTTGAAGAGATGATGAGAAAAGAAGAATTTATGAGTGCAATGAGAGCAAAAGGCTTTGAGATAAGTCTTTGTAGAAATGGCGAAATTTATGGCGTAAAGCATGCCAAAAAATGCCATATGCCAAAGTATGAATTTAAGCACTTTGAGCTTATTAAAGGCGAAAAGGCCTACTACTCAAATGAGTATTTTAAGATGATAGGAGCTGGTATATACGAGCGAGAGACAATGAGACTTGTTGATATATTGAGCGCATAAAATTGATTTTACAAAGCCCTTAATAGAGGGCTTTTTTAAGTCAAAATTTGACTAAAAATGTTATCGCGAAGTATGGCAAAGCAGAGCGAGGCGCGATGAGTTTGCAAATGAGACGGACGTTTTGTCCGGCGCAGTGCAGCAAGCGAAATCACAACGAAGCTATGCAAAGCCAGACAAGCAGGCAAAAAGAAAGGAGAAGAGCTTGAAAGAGACAATGAGGCTTGTATATGTTGCTAGCCCTTATGCTGCCTTTAAAAGCGGTAAGGTAAATGCTGACTTTATGGCTTGCATGGTAGCCAAGGAAGAGTGCAGAAAGGTAAAAGAAGCCGGATATATACCGCTTAGCCCTGTGCTTGCATTTAGCGGTGTGTTTAGCGAGGAGCAAAGAGACGAGGTGCTAAAGGTTGGACTTGAAATGCTTAGCCACTGCTCTTATGTATATTTTTCAAAGCATCCAGCTAGTGAGTTTTCAAAAGGTATGGATATAGAAAGAGAATATGCAAGAGAGCTTGGCATAAGTGAGTTAGAAATTTAAAAGGAGAAGAGTATGCAAATAAGTAGTTTTAGCGACGTAGACGCCGCTTTAAAAAGACTATGCGAAGTAAGCGTAGGTATAGAAAAAATCAACGGTGAAGTAACGCTTGAGTGTAACCGTATAAAAGAAGCTAGAAAAAGCGAAGTCGAAAGACTTGAGAGTGAAAAAAGCTACATTGAGCAGCAAATCACACTATTTTGTGAGGATAATAAGGCTGAATTCGCAGAAAAGCGAAGCAAAGAATTTACTTTCGGCGAGATCGGCTACCGCATAAGTAAGAGCGTAAGTTTGCCACGAGTAAAAGCAAAGCTTGAAGCATTAGTTAGCTCAATAAAAGCGTTTGGGTTAGCCAAAGAGTGCATAAGCTATACAGAGACACCAAACAAAGAGGCACTAGCTGAGTTAAAAGACGAGGATCTAGTAAAACTTGGTCTTAAAAGAGTGGTAAAAGATAATTTTAGGATAGTGCCTAAAATTGAGAGTTTGGAGATAGGGAAATGAACGAGTATATAAAAAGTGATTTTCAAATCTATTGGAGTGAATATAAAAAGTTAAAAGATAGCAAAAATAGGCTTTTGCCTAGGTTTGTAAGACGAGAAAAATTAAGAATTTGTGTTAAAGGGCTTTAAGCCCTTTAAAGAGCGTTTTAAACCACTTTAACGCTCTTTAAAAGGTTTAAAAACAAAAAGGAACTATTTTGACTTTTGAAGAAGAAGCAATAGCTAATTTTCACGCAGCTAGTAAAGAAGCACAGGTAAAAGAATTTAGATGCTTGCGCCCAAAGAGCGAAGTGATAGCTGAGTTTAACAAAAGGCTTGATGAATACTGGCTTAGCATGCTTGAGCCAGAACTAAAAGAGAAATTTGCAGGCAAAGAGCTACTAGCTTTGAAAATTTTAAAAGGCTTTGGGCTAAATGAGAGAGCCTAAAATACAAAGGGATATTAAATGGAACTTTTAAAAGAGATGAGTGAATATGCATTAAAAGATAGCTGCCTAAAATACTCACTAAAAGGGGCAAGCATAGAGTATCAAACTTTGGTTTTTTACTTTGTTTCACCAAATGATCAGGCGTACTTTAACAACAATTTAGAGCCTATAAAGGCAAATTTGCGTGAGTTTTGGAAGATCCACGCCAAAGAGATAAAGCAAAATGGAATTTACTTCACCGATGTAATCGCTAAGCTGGCACAAAAAGAGCCTAAAAAGCAGATGGATAAAGATCTAGCCAACCTCTTTGATCAGTTAAGAGAAACATTAAAGGCAAGAGATGAGCTTTAAGCAAAGAGAACACCTAAGAAATTTAGCTATTAAAAGACACGAAAATGCACTTTTTAGGCTGAAAAATGCACTTGGTTACGATCTTAGTTTTTACCGCTTTAAAAACGGAAAGCTAAATGTGTCAAAAATGGCAAGATGCGCTGGAGTTTCACGTCAAATTTTAAGCAACTATCTTTGGCAAAGGGGTTTATTGTAATGGATGATATATTTAAATTTTTAGAGAATTCATCTTTAAAAAAAGGTGATTTTGAAAAAAGACATGAGTTTTTAATAGATGGCTTTTTAGCAAGCGAGCTAATTACCATGATATATGCTACTGGTGGTAGCGGAAAGACATTTTTAAGCCTAAGTATTGCCAAAGAGCTTTGCAAGCTTAATAAAAAGCTATATTATCTTGATTTTGATAATCCGGTAAGTGTTTTAAAAGATAGACATGTAGATGAGCTTTTGATCAACAAATTTAGCAATTTAAAGTATATTCAACGTTCATCTTTGCAAATGCAAGCTGATGATCTTATATTTGAACTCGAAAGATCGGCGATAAAAAATGCCTATAGAGACTGCATATTTATACTTGATAGCTTAGTAAATTTTTGTGATTTGTTTAACGACAATCGCCTAATGAGGCTATTTGATGCACTAAAAAATATGCGAGAAGCAGGTGCAACTATCATTGTTTTACATCACTCAAACAAAGACGGTAAAAACTATCAAGGCAGTACTTGCATAAAAAACGCTATTGATTGTATGTATAAACTAAACCAAAAACCAAGTGTAGTAGGTGAGCTAAATTTCTTTCTAGAAGTCGTAAAGGAAAGAGCAGCCATAGTAAATAGCGCTTTTTGTGTAAAAGTAGCGAGCTTGGAGCTTAGTAGGCTTGATGAAGAGATAGCTTGTATGAATGAATATGAGTTTGACTTTACGGCCAAGGCTATAGAGATATTAAAAGAAAAAATACTAAGCAAAACCGAGCTATTAAATGCTTTAGGATATGAAAAAGATGATAAAACAGCTAGAGCCTGCTTAGATAAATTTGACAATAAACTCTGGTATAGCAGCAAAAAGGGTAAAAATATTTTGTATAGTTGTGAAAGAGATAGTACAACTGTTACAACTAATACAACTATCAAAGAAAACACACTAGATTTGGCGGTTTAATATGAATGTGAGTGAACTTAAAAAATACTATATCAAGATGATACAAACACTAAAGCATAACTACTTTGTAGATGACGAGTGTCGTAAGGTATATTTGCAAGCAAAATATGGTAAAGACAGCCTAACAAAGCTAAGTATAGATGAGCTAAGAGAAGTTCTTATTTTGCTAGGTTATAAACCATCTATGAGTGTGCAAAAGCCAATAACAAAGGTTGGTTATGCTACTAAAAAACAGCTAAATATGATAGATGCGATGTGGAATGAAAGAGCCAGAGTAAAAACTCAAATGGCTTTGAGAAATTTTATATTTAGGATATTAGGCTATCGCCCACTGCATCTTTTTAGCCTCAAAAAAGGTGATGCAAGTAAGATAATAATAGCTCTTAAACACTTTAAAAAAGAGTGTCAAGATGATAAGCAACCTTGATATATTTATGCAGCTTTATGATCTTATAAAGCAAAGTAAAAGCCCTAGTGATGTGGTAAAAGAGTTTGGTGGCTCAAATGTTTATGTTCCAAGCTACAAATCAACATATCGTAACGAAGATATACTAAAAGAGTATCGTGAAGCAATAGATGCTGGCAAAGATCCAAACAAAACTATAAGAAAACTAGCAACAAAACACAATCTAAGCTACAACAGTATTTGTAACATTATAAAGGAGAGCAAGAAATGAATGATGACATATTTGCCAATTTAAAACAAGTCTATAGAAGTCTGGATATAATAGAGAATAGCATTGGGAAAATAGACAAAAAAGATATTTTCAACGTAAAACTATGTATAGATACATTGAAAGTAAAATTGGATGATATAAAAACCATAGTAGATTGGAGCAGTGATGCTAGCAAAAGAAATTTTGACTAATATATGTGATATTGCTATTAAAGATGGGGGTGCGAGCCTGGAGTATGCATTGCAACAATCATTTAATGAGTATGAAAGCATAAAACTACTAAAAAAGAGAGCCTTGCTTAGTAAACATTGTGAATATGTGCTAGAAGATATTGGCTATGATAAAGATATGTTAAATGATGTTTTAAAGGTTATAGCGCATAAAAATTTAAATACAAAAATGGAAGCCTTTAAAGATATTTTAAACACTACTCAAAAACACTTGATAAACTCAATTTTTGCACATTATGAAATGAAAAATAAAGTTTATAGTAAAGTGGATATAGATAGTATTGCGCATCTAGAGACAGAGCTTGAAAAAGAGATCAATGAAGCAACTGATATTAGTAGTGAAAAAAGACAGATGCTGCTTGGTTTTTGCAAGATCGTTAAAGAAGCTCATGAAGAAAGTGAGGTAGTAGGAGCAAAAGCTGCCCTTACTAAGCTTCATATACTTTTTACAGGCAGGCTAGTTATATATTCAGAAGAACTTCGCAAGATTAAAGATCATAGGCTTTTTGAAAGGCTAAGATGGCTTTATGCAAATATAGAAGCTGCAAATAAAATCATAAAAACACTTAAAGAATTTGGCACAAGCTTATTATCTATTATAGATTAAAATACTTTTTTACGAACATTTATTTTTTATACTTTTCAATTATGGCTAAAAGTTCATCGAGGGTTTTGCCTTTTTCGTAATAAAATAAAAATGGTTCTACCCAAGCGGGTATGGGTCTATTTTCATCATTCCAATTATTGATAGTCATATACGAAACATTGCAAATTTCGGCAAATTCTTTCTTTGAAATACCTAGATTTTTTAAAACTTCCGTTAGATTTTCTTTTGTCATTTTTTAGCCTTTTATCTCTTACAAAACAACGAATTTAACGAACTAAAAGCCACAATCAAAAAATTTATAAACTCACTTTAAACACTATTTAAGAGGGTTTAAACACCCTTTTAAATTTTTTCTATCTCAAAAACCGCTTTTTTAATTTCTTCGTATGATTTTGCTTTGATAAAATTTTCAAACCAACTTTTAAGCCACTCTGGATATGGATTTGAACTACCCCAGTTATTTACTGTGCCGTATGATAGCCCTAAAAGCTCGGCAAGCTCTTTTTTGTTTATACCACTACGATTTAAAAAATCTTTAAAATCATCCCTATTCATTTCAATCCTTTATTTTTCATTAAAAGGCGTTTATTTTTTATATTTTTCAATTATAGCTAAAAGCTCGTAGAAAACCTTTTTAAAAAAAAGTATATATTATAAACTTTTAAGTAGTTATTAGGTATAATTTTTTAAATTTCGAAGAAAGGAGATATATGGAAAATTTAGTTAGAGATACCGCTAAAAAGCTAAATCTGACCTATAAAGAGCTTGGTGAACTCATAGGATATTCCGAGAGTGCATTAAAAGCTGCTTCAAGCAGTGGCAATATTAGTGAACAATTAACAAAATCGCTAGAACTACTTTTAAAAAATCACGAACTACAACTGCAAAATAACGAATTTACAGAATTAAAAGCCTCAATAAAAAAATTTATAAACTCACTTTAAACACTATTTAAAAGGGTTTAAATACCCTTTTAAATATGCCTTAAGTATCTTTTAAATACTTTTATAAATAAAAAATAAAAATAAAGAATAAAAAATATACTTTTATATTGACAATTAGTATAAAATATATTATAATGAGCGCATAAATTAAGAAAGGAGGTCAAGATGAAAACCTTAGATGTTTTAATCAAAGTAGCGGCTTTGATTTACCTAATATCTAAAATCATTCAGATTTGGATTTAGAGCTAGGGGGCGAGAGCCCCTTGATAGGTTTAGTCTTGACCTTTGAAATTATATCATAGAAAGGAGCTTGAAATGAGTGAAATTTTAGAAGTCTTAGAGGTTTTGTTGCTCGCGTATATCGCGATAAACATTCATAAAATTAATTCAAAGGATAGTAAATGAACGAGGTTATCGTTATAAATGGACAAAACGTAGAGTTTGAAGCAGCGGATAGTGGAGTATTCGCTGCTTCTTTTGACATCGCGGCGGTTTTTGAGAAACGCCACGACAACATTATATCACAAATTAGAGCTTTGCCAAACGATAAATTCCGTTACCTTAATTTTAAGGAGACGGAGCGAACCGCTAAATTTGGGGTTGCTGTGCGAAGCGAGCCATATTATAAAATAACCCGTGATGGCTTTTCGCTTCTAGTTATGGGATTTACAGGCGAAAAGGCTTATAGATGGAAGATAGAGTTTATCAACGCTTTTAATAAAATGGAAGCGATGATAAGGAATGCTTCTAACACAAATAGCAAGGCTTTAGATATTATAGCTTCAGCCATGCAAACTATGCTTAACCAAAACAGCACGATACTAGAGCTATTAAAGCAGAAAAATGAGCCATTTGCTCTGTGCGATAAGCCTACTAGCAGGGTCTATCATAAAAGGCTAAGCAATGAAGAGAAATTTATAGAAAAGGTTATCGCCGTGCTTAAAAAAGAAGAAGGCATAAAGCAAGGTGAGCTACTAGCAAGGGTCGGCACCTATAAAAATAACCGCTCGGCGTTAAACTGGCTACATAGTTATGATGGGATTTACTGGAGGGCTAATCTACTTGATGCTGGTAAATATACGTATAGTTATAGTTTAATAGAGGAGTGAGAGATGAAAGATTTACAAAAAGCTATAAAAAATTTAGAAAATAGCGGAGTGCTTTATGATGTGGAGATGTTAGGCGAAAATTTATCTTTGCTTGGTTGCTTTGAAAAAGCCGATGGTGTGATGGACTGGAGTAAAATAGGCGAAATTGTATCGTTTATGGGGCGAGAGATATGCACGAAGATAAAATTTGTGCAAAAAGAGCTTGAGCTAGAGTAGATTTTACAATTATACAACTATAGTCAAAAAGCCCCTAAAAATGGGGCTTTGATAGTTGTAACTAAAAATCTTTTATAAATTTTATTACCACCTTTTTTATCACATCTTCTAGATCTTTTGGTAAATTTCTATTTTTATCTACTGGCAAAAACGGACGAGCCGGTATAGATATGCCTTTTTTGAATGCATTTTTGGTGCCGAATTGATGAACTAGCCCGTAAGCAAAGCCATTCTTATTCGTATTATTAGATACTGTAGCTTTTTTATCATCTGCTTTAACTATCCACCTATCTGCTAAATTTCCATCCGATCTTAAAATATTAAGAGATTTTCCACGTCTTTGTTTTTGCTTGATAGTGCTAGGTTTTAAGGCTTGCCATTTTTGCCCAAATGGGCTACTTTCATTTTCAAAGCTATCTTCTATCTTGTTTTGTAAGATATTGCCTAGCGTTTGCATTAGCGGTTTGGTTTTATTTTCGATACTTTGTAGTGATTCTAGCTTATTTTGGAGCTTTTTAAGTCCTTTAATCTCTATCATTGTATTTATTCCTTTAAAGTGGTATAATTAGCGATAATCAGATGATTGATGATCGCAACGTAGTAGTTGGTAGATGCTCGCCTCGCGAGATCGGACCTGTATTGCGGGTGCAACTCCCGCCGTCATCTGATTTTTATATAAAATAAAGCAGTAGATGCTCTCAGATTTGGCAGAGAGGCACTCGCGCTTTGCGACTGCAAATGACTTGGGTTCGATACCTGGCGCTGCTTACTTATAAAAATGAGACGATAGATGCTTCAGAGTGGACAGATGACAGCCGAAAGGGTGTGGATGGCGGATTTCGATTTCCGACGTCGTCTCATTTTATCTTCTTATATCTCTTTTTATTTTTTAAAATTCCCTTATAATTCATAGCAGGTATCTTACTAATAGTTGCTATAAAATTATCCGTTCTAAATTTCTTTAACACATAATCTAAATGTATCGCTGCATAATTTACCATTTTGTCATCTTGTAAAGAGTTGTAAAAATATAACAATACCTTCTCTTGTGTATCGTAAAATACGTGCCTAGCTTTATCAAACACGCCGATAATAGCCTTTATCTCATCTGTGTTTGGCTCTTTGTCTTTTGGCTTGCCATCTCTTGTAATATGCGATATGGTGTTTTGATAAATAGCTATACTTTGTGCTTTTGGTGCTATATTAAGAGCGTTTAGGGCTTTTTTGACATTGGCTTTTAATTCTCCTACTTGAGCCACTTGGTAAATTTTATCTTTGATGATTTTACCGCCAATTACAGCATTTACCATATCATCTAAGCTTTTTTGCCAAACATAAATATCCCTTTCGTGCTCGAAGTTTTCTAATGTCTGTTTTAAATTTTTCTTTGCAAGAGTTGAAGTAATGGCGCCCAAGGCCTTATTTTGCTTATCTTTTAGAATTTCGTCTGTTTTATCTACTTTGCCTGGGTTGTATCTAAAGTCTTTTTCTGCAGCTTGAGGTAAAAAAGAGCCATCTGCAAGCGGTACGATGCCTCTAGCTATACACTCAGCCTCAGTTAACACCTGCACCTTGCAGCGACATCCCCAGCCATTTGGCGGATAGTTGGTATCCCAAAATTTATCAGTTTTAGGTAGTGTCTTGCCGTGAAGCTTTCTATGAGCTTCTCTTGTTCTGCTATCAAGCACTGCAGTATAGCGGAAGTATTCGCCTAGGCTTTGCATCTGGCTTTCATACCTGGCCTTGGCGTAGGACGTTCTCATATTGGTGTTAAATATAGTCCTTAGCCGCCTATTGCCTACGTAAATTTCTTTTTCTTCGCCGGTTTTTGGATCTTTTACCTTGATATTTCCCAACCAACCTTTCTTTGCCAGCATAGGCTTTACACTATTTTTCCACTCGTCAAACCCAATACCCTCTTTAAAAGCTTTTGTAAGCGAACTTTGCATATCTTTTAAAAGGTCTAAATTTGTCATCTTGGCTATCGTAAAAGCTTTTTTGTGGGCGTCGTGCACGATCTCGTCGTAATCAAAGTGCGTTTCGGGCTTTTTGCTCTTTAAATATTCATAAACCGCTGTAGGTTCCTCGAAAAAAGATATATTCATTTTTAAATCAATCCTGCTCGTCTCGCTTTGCCTAGCGTTGTTGATTTTTAAATTTCAATACTCACATACTACATGTATGCTGCGCTTAAAATTTAAAAATCGCCTAGCTATGCCGTGCGATACTTCGCGATTTCCTTTCCTTATTTTTACTCATCTAGATATCCCAACATCTGCGCATTGGCTACGGCTTTAAACATCAAGGGCTCAAGCTTTTCAAATGGCAGATCGTAAAGCTCGTAAAGCTTATCGAAAGCCTCTTCGTAAGTATCGCTATTTGCGATTAACTTATTTAGGGTCGCTTCTATCTCGCCGCCCTCGATATCCATCTCGTCCGTGGCTTTATCAAATCTATCTAAAGCCTTTAAAGAGCCTTTTAAAGCCGTTAAATTTACCTTATTGGCTTTTAGACTTTTATCTTTTTTTGATATTTGATCATCTTCGTCAAGCTCTATGTTGTAGGTAGAGGTGATATACTTTTTAGTAGGTATAAAGCCCATATCATATAGCGTCTTGTCTCTTGCGGCGCGCTCGGTATTAGGAGCGTCTTCATCGAATAGTTTGGCGTAAAGCTCGCCGTTATAGCCGTTGATCTCCTTAAAAAAGCTCATGGCTTTATTCATCACGAAGATTAAAATTTTTGCATCGTTTGCGGCCAAATCTTCTCTGATTTCATTATGCGTCTTTGCCGCGGCATAGCTACCTTCTTTTACGTCACTGGCTAAATTTGCACCTAAAATAGCCTTGCTTATTTGATTATCCAGGTAGTTTGGCAGCTTAGTAAAGTCGACATTTGAAGTTGGCTGAATAAGAGTAAGCTCTTCTTCGGCATCAATCACTGCACTATCGCCACTTAGCATAGCTTGCACCTCTGAAGCTAATTCATCAGGATCAAAACTTGTTTTTGCAATAGCCCATGGCGAACCAAAACGCTCTAAGAATCTAAACCAAAATTTAAGACCTGCATTTTTCATTTTTACTGGAAAATAAAGCTTTTTTAGTAGCCCATCGCCATAAATTTTCCTAAAATTTGCTCTATTTAGTCCATAAATAACTTTAAATGGCGGTATATCTTCTTCGCTACCATTTGCAAAAAATATAAGCTCACTGCTCGAATTAAACTTAAACTGCCTAAAATCACGCTGCACCAACCTTGGATAGATGAAGCCACCTTTGTCTTTATAGTTTACTTCAAATACATTTAGTCCATAAAGATAAGTCTCTAAAATTTGACTTACTATGTCAGGATTAAAAATTTTTTTAAACTCATCCCTAACTTCTTCATTGTCGCAAACTATTTGTATTTCTTTTTTCTCTGTTGCTGCTTTTCGGCTAACATCGCACTGCGTAACAGTTAAATCGTTTAGTATCATATCCATATCATCATTGCTTATGCTTTGTACTCCAGCATTTATAAGCAAGTCGATAAGCGTGCTATTTTGTGAAATTATTGCACCCTTTTTACGTTGTGGCTGTGATTGCATCTTGTTTTCAAATCTATCTAATATCATCTACTTCGCCTTTTTACTTTCTTTTTTAGTTTTGTAAGTTCATAAGCTCCAGCAAGACTATCAGGAGCATCATCATGTTTGGCTTCTGGATACTCGGTTAGTTGCTCAATAAGCAAATTTTGACTCTCATGAAAGAGTATTTCGCCATCATCTATAGGCACTTCAAGTTCCTCTATTCTTTGTCCCTTATTTGCTGTATTGTTTACACCTTTTAATGGAAGTTTAATGCCTAGTTCAAAAGCTTTATCCCTTATCCATTGCCTAAAAAATTCTTGTCCACCATTCGTTTCTATTGCACAAATACGGCACTTGTAAAGCTGATTTAGGCGGATTATCTCTTTGATGGCCTTTTTTGTTTTTATGACCTCTACTATGCTTTCTGCTACGTAGATCTTAGCTTCAGCTTTACTTACGCCTAGTACAGTTATGGCCGTATAATCACTCTTTTTCTTTTCCCCTGCAGGATCTATATACATAACGAAGTAATCACATCTTGGAAGCTCTTTATAAAAATACATAGTCTCTTTTGTAAAAATTTGCGTTTCACTTCTTGGATCGTTTTGCTGCTCTTTATTAAAACTCTTGAGGTTCTCAGCTCTTTTTTGCATAAGCTTTAGAATAGGCAAAGCATCATTCCAGAGCACACTAGAACCTTCGTCCATCAAAGCTTTATTTTTGATATAAAATTTATCACTTGCGTCGCGGCTAACATTGCGATATAACTCGCTCCACTTATCCCATAGATCCATTCTACGTGGGAAATTTATAATACTTTGATATTTTTTGGAGTTCCAAAATTTAAGCTTTAGTTTGCGCGCCAGAACGCTATCAGCATGAAGTATGGTACCTATATAAAGCACGTCTAAGCTTCCATCTACACTTCCAAGATTTAATACCGCTTCATCAAGCCATGCTTCAAGCTTGTCGCGTTGCTCTTTGCTGCGTACATTTGTATCGTTTTCCAGGTCATCTAGAATTACAAGATCTGGGCGATAAACGCCGAATTTTACGCCGCGTAGTCTTTTACCCGAGCCAAAAGCCTTAAGCTTGACTCCGTTTTTGGATACGAACTCGCCTATCTTCCAATTTTTGCTTGCGCCGCAAACGTGCGGGAAGTCCATTTTTAAATTTGCGTTGTCCTCAAGCTCGGCTTTGATGGCTTCAAGACACCCCTCAACGAGCTCCACGGCATCTGAAATTTCGACTATGAATCGCTTCTTGCCAAAACAAATACACCAAAGCGGAAGAAGCTGTGAGCAGTAAGTTGTTTTTGCATGGCCACGTGGTGCAGCACGGACGTATTTGTCTCCGCTGCTATCTTGTGTCATAGTTTCAAATACATGTGCCAAATCTTCATGAAGAGCACAAGAGCTATTGATGCTAAAATAGTGTGGAAAATAAGTCCTTGCAAAGAACAAAAAATCATGCTCGGCACGCTTTATTCTTGTCGATCTATCTTTTGGAGGTAGAGGAGTATTTAAATGTATCTGCTCTTTTAGTTCATTACTTAGATTGTCTAGCCAGCCGTAAAAGTCCTTACGCGTTAGTTTGCTAAGCTCAGGCTCTACGGCGCCAGCTTGCTTGTGTGTTTCCCTACTATCTTCCAAAAAACTATTTAGTTCATCTCTTGAAAAAAGCATACACTATCCTAAGCATCTAGCTCTTCGATGGCTTTAATAAATTTTTCACTCTCAATGAGTTCAACTAGTTTTTTAATACACTCTTTGTTTTCATCGTCTTTAAATTTATCCACTACAAGCATTATTACTTTTTTGGCAATACTAAGACGATAAGCAGCTGGATTTTCGTAGCTTGCAACCTTGCTCATCTTCACAAAGCTATCGCCTATCTTTGAAAGTGCATCAGCCTTTTTACTAGCACTAAGCTCGCTTTCTCTGATATCTTTTACGGCAAGCCGCATCTCTTCTATAAAATTTTGATAGATATTTTGTTTATCTTCGCCATTTTTATTTAGGTATCCAGCGGTTTTTTGCTCATCCCACTTGCCATCGCTAGTTTTATAATTTTTAATAGTTTTAGTTGATTTGTTTAAAATTTCAGCAATTTTTTCAACACTAAAACCTTTTAAATAAAGCTCACGTGCAAGTTGTTTAATATCAGCTTTTTCACCCATTTAAATCCTTTAAATCCATTTTATTTTCACTATGTCTAAAGGCTCGTGTTCCAAGCCTCGGCTTATTTTCTTCATCTTCTATTTGTGTTGGTATTTTTCTGCTGGCCATTTTTAAAAGTATGCTTGTCAGTTTTTCTTCTTGATCGCTTAGGCTGTCTTTTGGAAAGTTATTGCGACGCTTTAGCTCCAAAATAACAAGCTTGGCACAAATGTCTTTTAAAAGCGGAGTTGGATTTTTGGGTATCTTGATGTATGAGCCTATAAAGGCGAGGCGGTCAGCCAATACATCGTCTATAATGTTTTGATTTATCTCGCCAGTACCATCAAAGTCACTTAGCTCTCGTAGCTCTTTTTGGGAAACCTCTTTTAATAAATCATCATTTGTTATCACTTCATACCCTTAAAATATATTTTTAACACTTTTAAAAGCCTTTTAAAGCTTTAAAAATATATTTTTAATATCTTTGTAGCCCCTAAGTCAAAAATGGCTTTAAAGGGGCTTATTTTATTTTATGCAAAAGCTAGCTCAACAATAGCATCAAGCCTATTGCAAATTGGTATGGTTCTGCTCTCGCTTACTATACTCCAGCCTTTACCTTTATCAAGCACTTCAGGGGCTGGGGCAAAGAATTTGGTAGGTGCTTTGCCTACTGCAGATGTATGATTCGCTCTTCCGTAAACAATTTCAAACATCTCACTAGCTAGTGGCACTACGATTCCTTGCTTGCCAGTCATGTATGAAGTAGCTTTACCTTTTTGGTTGATATAGCTTGCATCATATGGCATAAATGTTTTTCCAAAAATTTCAAGCGTCAAGACATCATTTTTATTAAACACTTTTGCTGCACCAGATTTTATATGGCCCTGGTCTGTAACTAGTTTTAATAGTTCATTGTAGAGATCACGAGTAAGCAAGGCAATGTATGGTTTTGCACGACCTAGCTTTTCTGCTTGTGCCTTTTCGATGTCACTTAGTAGTGTTAGCACATCGGTAGAGTTTGTAACATTTATTTTTGTTCTGTTTGCTGCACTTAGTGAAAATAAAACATTACCTTTTCCATCCATGACTTTGCCAAATATTGCACCAACTGCCATATACTCTAGCGTATTTATTATGTTACTTTTTTGATCAGCTAGTTTATTGCCAATGACTGCCGAGAGCGATTTTGCCTGCTCTTTTTGTGTGTTTAATGTTTTTAGCAAATTCATTTCACTAGCTGAAATAACATCCACTTGTGGGAAACGAGGAAGTGGGACTGATATGATAGTCTCGTCACCATCTTTGGTAACTAGATGCTCACCGTTTTCGCTAACACTTTCAAGTATTACACCAGAACTCTTTTTTAGAATTATGTTATGTGAATTTGAGAGTGTAGGTGTCCAAGTTTTAAAGAACGTATCGGTAACAAAGCTTTGATCCACCTTTTTTTGCTCGATAATTTCAGTCATTGCATCGACTGTAAAAAGTTTTAACAACTCATCCATATTTTTAATCCCTTACTATAATTTTTTGTTTTAGAAGTGCTGTTCTAACAGCCTCACTAACTTCTATATTTACCTCTCCGCACACCAAAACATCAGCCGAGGAATCTTGCCCAATGTTGTCGCAAAGGACACCTAAGATTTTATCCCCAGTGCCATCCCAGCTCTTATCAACTGGCGAAAAGCTAGCACCGCCATCAGTGGTTGCAAGTAAGGTGCCACATTCAAGTTTTTGGCTAGTTGCAATCTTTGCGTTTAATGCAATAACAGAATTTACCACCACATCACTATATGTTCTTGGTTTTGTTTGTTCGTTTGTCATTTCTTCTCCTTATTTTTGTAATGCTAGTTTAATAACATCTAATTCGTCAGTATTGTTTGCTTTGCCTGCAAAAATGTCATTTGGTATCTTTGCTGTTTCATTGCTCTTAACGGTTTGCAAAAACTCCCTAAAGCCAGATAAGTCATTTTTTGCATAGCTTAATGCCCATTTTTCCTGATCTTGGGAGAGTTTATTTTCAAATATTGCATGTTTTACTTCGCTTTGGCAAAGTTGATCTTTTAATGCCTTTATTTCGTTTTTACTCTCTTCAAGAGTTGCCTTTAAAGCCAAATTCTCATTTTCGAGCTCTTTTAGCTTATCCATATTTTCTCCTTTATGATTTGTTGTTTCTTCTTTTTGGGATGGACTTAGTGCTTTATTCGCTCTTACTTCGTCAAGTTCATCTAAAAATGGAGTATTTGTTAAAGCTACACTCTCAAGCTCACATCCTATCCATGCTCCACTTTTTTTATCTACTGCTGCAAAATTGAATACAGGACTTAAATAGCGATATTCACCATTTTTTATATACTCTTTTGCGCGATCAGTCCAAGAAACCATGCCATAAAGCTTATTGTCTTTTATGTGCATAGACTTTATCCATCCTGCTGCAGGTGCTTCATTCCCATATAGACTTTGGTGCTCGTAGTCAATTACAGTATCAACCTTTCTGGCATCAAAATTGATTTTGATCTTTTCTAGATCGCCGCTATCTATGCGAAAAGCTCCTGCCCTATGCCCTTGCCACTCTCCACAAACAACTAATAAAATTTCAACTTGATCTTCACCACTATCCTTTTTAAGGGCAATGAGATCAGCACTAAAACGCATTTTCCCCTCCTATCTTTTGTTTTTACAACTTTACAACTATCATCTTTTAGCTCTCCAACCAGCTATCTTTTTGTAAAAAATCAGTCGATATTTGACGTGACAAAACATACATGTAGCCATAGTCAGTTATGCTATTGTGTAACACTTTTAGATTATTCAACCTAATACTAAATTCATTATCTAAAAAGGATTTATTTAGCTTTTCATCTATTCTTTCAGCTAGATTGATAGCTTTATATCTATTTTCTTGCCTATAAATTTGCTGTTTGCTAGAAGTAGTACATAGGATATGTATATTAAAATTTACATTTTTTCTAACCATGTCTTCGTATTTTTCATCAACAAATTCAACAAATACAAACTCATCAGAACCTTTTATAAGAAGTTCCATCTCATTTTTATCTTCAAATTCACCTAAATATATAGATGTGTTTTTACAAACTTCTTTTATGGCACTAATAAGCTCTTTTTCGAACTCCACTATCATGTTTTCTCCTTTCTGGCCGCATTATGAATAAAAAGGCCATCAAAAATCTATCAACATTTTTTATAAATTTTTGTAACAAAAATTTTTGATAGATTTTGGCAGTTAGCTTGCGTAACATTGCCAAAAAAATAGGAGTATACATGAGCTTAAAAGAAAACATAAAAGAGAACGAAGGCTTTAAAAGCTACATATATCAGGATACTCGTGGGTATCCTACTGTCGGATATGGCTTTAAGGTTTCATCTCTTAGTAAAGACGAACTCTTTTTAAATGGCGGCAAGGTTGAGCCTATGAGTAAAGTAGTAGCAGATCAGATCTTAGAGATGAAGCTTATTAAGCTTGCCTCTAGCGTTTATGAGGTATTTCCCTGGCTAGAAGATAAGCCAAAAAATGTCCAAGAGGTGGTAATAGAGATGTGTTATCAAATGGGCGTGCCTGGCGTGAAAAAGTTTGTTACCACTCTTAATTTCATAAAGTCTGGCGAATATGAGGCAGCCTATAAAAATGGACTAGATAGCCTTTGGGCAAAACAAACGCCAAACCGGGCAAAGAAGGTGCTAAGTGGGTTACTTGATAACTAAACTTCCTATTGTAGGCTTTGCATTGGCCGCGCTTTTAGGTTTTACTTGCGTAAATTTGTTTTTGGAAAATTCAAAACTCCAAAGCATAAATTCCGTCTTGCTTAAAGACCTTGAAAACGTAAAAGAGAAAAATGAGAAACTTTTCAAGGACTACACTACAGTCAAAAACAATCTAAGCGCCTGCGATACAGCTCTTGCTTCACAAAACGAAGCTATAAAAGCTGCTGCGGTAAAGATCGACGATACTCCGTCAAAAGAGACCGAGCGAATAAAGAAAATCTACGTCAAAGATAAAAGTTGCGAAAGCGAGCTGGCTGCATATAAGGAGCTGTTTAAATGAGAACATTGGTGTTCTTTGTGGCGCTCATTCTGCTTTTTTCAGGCTGTGCAGATAAGCAAGTGTCTGAGCCTATAGTTGTTTATAAAGAAAAATATATGCCTATAAAATGCAATGCCAAAATGCCACTAAAGCCCAAAAATGATGGCACGTTTGAGACAGACAAGAAGATTGCTGTTTATTACCGCGATTGCGAAAAAATACTAAAACAATGCCTGGGAATAAAGGAAGAAGATGGAAAATAGCGGTCTAAATTTAAGTGACGAGATAAGAGAGACAGCAGGACTAATAAATTTAGCTGGATCATGGGGGTTAAATGAATTTATCGTCTTTATGGCGATTTTTGGCTTTTTGGCATTTGTGGTGATCTTTTGGCTGCTTAGTAGATATACGAGCAAAAACACTGATTTGATGATCGATGTGGTCAATAAAAATAGTGAAGCGATAAATAAACAAAGTAGCGCCACTGAAAAACTAAGCGATATTTTGGCAGCAAATTTTGCCATAAATAAAGAGAAGCTAAACGAGATACACGACGATGTCAAAGAGATCAAGCATAGCGTAAAGTACACAAGAACGCCAAGAAATAAAAAATTTAGCGAGCATGTAATGAAAGGAGATATGGAATAGATGAAAAGAGAAAAACTAACAAAAAAGGCTATGAGATCGCAAAGTATAAGAAAAATTACAATGAAAGGAGATATGGAATAAGGCTATGAAAATGCGAAGTATCACGCAGCTAGACGAGGCGAGTTTAAATTTTTAAACGCAGCGTATGTTTTATACGTGAGTATTAAAAATTTAAAATCAACGAAGTATAGCAAAGTGAGACGAGCAAGCTTTATTTTGTAATAGAAAATGATTGAAGTTGGGATTATTAGTGAAGTAAGAAATGACCGTGCAAAAGTTGCCATTGGCTCTATGGTGACTGACTTTTTGCCGGTATTTCAAGCACATGCCAACTCTTATGCAGTGAGCTTTTCTCCGATACGTGCAGGAGAGCAAGTGCTAGTGCTACCCGTGCATGATGAGTTAAACTCAGGTGTGGTGCTTCGTGGGCTTTATCAAAGTTCTCACAAGGCAGACGCTACTGATAAAAAGGTGCATGTAGGTTTTGAAGATGGAGTAAAGATGAGCTATGACAGCTCTAGCTCGTGCCTTGAAATTTCATCTCCAAAGCTTATAAACATAACTTGCGATAACGCAAATGTAAAGGCTAAAAATGTAATGGTAGAAGCTAGCGATACCACTATAAAAAGCCCAAATATCAAGCTACTTGGCAACACTTTGATACAAGGGGCGATAAATACAGCAGGCAGTGGCGGAGGAAGTGGCAGCTTTGAGATAAATGGGAATGTAAAAATCACTGGCTCTATCACAGCAGGTGGCAATGCAAAATTTGGTGGCAGTGTAAGTGACGGGCGTGGCAGCCTAACAGATCATACCAATAACGGACTTGCGAGGGATTAATAATGAAATATCTCATTGATATAGAGAACTCTATCAAAGACATACTCCTAACTCCACTTGGCTCAAGGGTGATGCTACCTGAGTATGGCAGCAGAATTTATGAGCTAATAGATCGTAAGGTAGATGATGAATTTCGTGCTGATCTGGCGTGCTTTGTGATAGAGGCGGTTGAGAAGTGGGAAAAGAGAGTAAAGATCGATGAAGTTCGTCTTATAGGTCTAAAAGATCATAAGCTTAGCTTTAAAGTAGTGCTTATGAGTGGTGATGAAATAGAGGTAAGGATATGAGTTTTATCTATAAACTGCAGTTTGCGAGCAGCAAACATGGCTTTAGGTGGGTCAAGGGAGCTTTAGCTTCCTGCCGGAACATGGGCTATGCTCATGTGAGGAGTAAAAAATGAATTTAAAAAAACTTCCATATCCAAACGTTATTGAAGTGCTTAAATATGATGAAATTTTAAATAATGTTAAAAACCTTTTTAAAGAGCATTTAACTGATAATGAAATTTCGCTACTTGAAAGCGATAACTACTCGGCTTTACTTGAAACATTAGCTTATAGAGAGTTACTCTTGCGAGCCAGGATAAATGATAGTGTTAAGGCTATGTTGCTGCCATTTTCTACTGGAGATGACCTTGATAACATAGTAGCAATTTACGGCATAGAGAGACTAAAAGGAGAGAAACCAACCGCGCAGTGTGAGTTTAGCCTCTCAATGATAAGAAGCAGCGATACATATTTGCCAAAAGGGCTTATTTTACGTAGTGAAAATGGTGAAACAGCTAGCTTAAAGAGTGAAGTTGAAATAAGAGCAAATGAGCTAAAAGCTGTTGGAGTGATCATCTTAGATGAGTTTACAAAAACCAGCAAAGTAAAGTGTGAATATATCCAAACACCGCTGCCTTTTGTCCTAAAAGCAAAACAGCTAAGTGAGTTTGAAGGCGGAGCCGAGCTTGAGAGCGACGAGAGACTAAGAGAGCGTGCAGTTTTAAGCCTAGAGCGTTTCTCAACTGCAGGCAGTGCTAAAGCATATACTTATCAAACACTAAGCGCAAATGCAAAGGTTATTGAGTGTAGCGTGCTAAACGGCGGCGCTGGGGTGGTGCAAATTTATCTAAAAACTACTGACATGAGCGAAGAGACTAGAGCTGATGTGGAGAGCTTTTTAAGTGCTGAGAAGGTGCGCCCGCTAACCGATAATCTAAGCGTGTTAAATGCTACAAAGATAGACGTAAAGGTTATAGCTACTCTTGAGCTAACAGATATGCTCATGCAAGATGAAGTAGCTAAAGCTATATCAGCTCTGCCAACTAGTCTTAGCCTTGGAGAGGATCTAAATTTAAGTTACATCTATAAAAACCTGCATCAAAACGGCGTTTATAGAGTAAGTCTTAAAGAGCCGCTTAATGATAAAAAGATAAGCGTAAAAGAATTCGTAAATTTAAGCTACGAGATAAGCTACAAAAAGGCTGAGTTATGAAATTTGATTTATTTTTTCTTAGCTTTTTATATAAGGGGACAAGTGGGGCTACTTACGGTCTGCCTGCAGTTGCGAGCTTGCGACGCAAAACGACCCCCTTATCCTTTAATCATTATTCGCTACGGCTTAAAACGCTAATTTGTAGCGTTTTAAAACTGCCTATGCTCACGTTAGTGGTGGCACTTCGTGCGATCTTTGTTCTTTTTTGGAGGATCAAATGAACCTATTACCTAATCACAAAAGTAAATTTGATAAGAAATTTGACTTACTTTTTGGTGTAAGGTTTGAGGATTTAGACATTGGTGTCATAAATACTCTTGCTAGCTCTTGCCCAAAAAATTTACTGCCAGTACTTGCAGCTAGCTTTGATGTAGATATTGATGGACTAAACGAGAATGAAGCCAGAGAGCTCATAAAAAACGCTTTTGAGATACATTACTACTCAGGCACTTTTTATAGTCTAAACAAGGCGTTAAGCGCACTTTATGCAGATGCCAAGGTGAAAGAGTGGTTTGATTATACTGGACTACCTTATCACTTCAAACTAGAGCTTGATGCAAGCAAAAATGGAGTAAGCCTGCAAACACTAAAGAGATCTGATGAGATCATAAACACCTACAAAAACGTGCGTAGCGTATATGATGGGGCTAGCATAAAAGCGACTGCTAGCATAAATTTAAAAGCCTACTCTTACACATTTAGCGGTGAAAATATGAGTATAACGCCTTATGTAGTATCAAATATAAGTGAAAGAGCAAAATTTAAAGTAGGAGCTACTACGCAGATAAACGAGATCATAAGCGTACCAATCGATGCAATAAGAGTTTTAACAAGATAAAGGACGGATAAATGAAGCAATATACACTTTTAACAGCTAGCGGCATAAACAAACTTTTAAAAACCGCTAGCGACGGATCGAAGATCGCATTAAAAGAAGTTGTAGTAAGCGATTACGATGGAGAGCTAAGCGAGCAGACGGCATCAATACCAAATGAGAAGTATAGGGGCGCTATAAACGCCATAACGATAGACGAGAGTGATAGCAACATCCTTGACGTCGATGCTATTATACCACCTGAAGTTGGCGGATTTTGCATAAAAACGGCTGGCATCTACTGTGATGATGGCTCACTCTTTGCAGTAGCGCGTCTGGCCGACACATACAAGCCGCTTTTGAGTGAAGGAAGTAGCAAAGATATCACACTTAGCTTTAGGCTACAAATAGCAAATGCAAATGACAGCATCGTGCTCAAAGTGGATAATAACGTAGTGCTTGCAACAAGAAAGTGGAGCGAAAATCAATTTTTTAAAAAGACCGACAAGATCGACGCATACACCAAAAAAGAGAGCGATAAGAAATTCGCATTAAAAGATGACTTGCCAGAACCTGCCACCGAAACCAAAGCAGGCATAACAAAGCTAAAAAATATTATTAATGCAAAAGCAGAGGACGCGGCACTGACTGAAAAAGCCGTGAGCGATTTATTGGATATAAATAAAAGCATAGGTATAGGTCAAGCTTATCAAGACGTGTGGGCTCAAAGAGAATTAAATACTTATTATCCAAACACCGCAAGCAGACCTATAATGGTTGATTTCAATCTCGAGAGCACATCAGGATCTTACATTTTTCACATTGTCATTGATAATGTAGTAGTGAGAAAAATCCAATCAGAGCAACTTCATTTTGTTGATGCACAATTCATTGTGCCAGCAGGATCAAAATACAAAATAGCAACACCAGATAACACTGCACTAAAAAAACTGAGTATATGTAACAACACCAACATAGCTAGCTCTTGGTTAGAGCTAAAATAGGAGGAAATTAATGAAATATTACAAAGATAAAAACAATGAAATTTATGCTTATGATGACGATGTCAGCAAAGAAGCTCTAGCTACAAGTGTAGAAAAGTTTTGTTTAACACCTTTAACGCAAAAGGAGATAGAGGAATTTTTAACACCAAAGATTGATGAACATGCTAAGGCTTTAGCACAGCTTGAAGCGGATATAAAAGAATGCGAGGATGATATAAAGCATGCTCTTATTATTGGCAATACAGCAGTGCTTGAGAACTTGCGAGCAGAGTATAAAGAGCTAATCGCTCAAAGAGAGGAGCTAAGAAAATGAGAATAAGAGTAAAAAGATGTGAAGTGTGTGCAAGCAAGCTTGATAAAGATGGTGCTTGCACTTGGGATGGGTGTCCTAAGTGCCCAGAATACAAACAGAGCGAAACAAAAG